GCATCCTGTACCGCTTTGATTTCGACGTCGGTCATATCATCGCCGCCATACGTTGTAGTGCAAGCGTTGACCAAACCCATAACCATTTCGGACATGGTGATTGCAACCTGACTATCCAGCTTGCGAATGGAACTAACAACTGTCTTGATACTCATGTCGTATACCTCATAGTTTACAACCGTTGTAACCTAGTGCGAGCCAACCCCGCACCCTTACTATACGTGCACGTGGAAGGGTGAAGGGTCGTCGGGGGGTGGGGTACCAGACCAGAGGGGGTGCCGGGCCGTCAGGTGTATTAGGTAGTTCACATACAAGATCACTGAAATTACCAGTGGGCCTATGCGCCCCACACCCCAACAGGTTCACTACATGCGTCCCAAGCTCCCCACATCCTTTCTTAACGTGTGTCACTAAACAAGGAAATCCGCCAACACGATTACCTAAAAACCCCACAACACGATAGCCGAAAAAATTCGCTTGACATGAAATCCCCAGTGGGCTATAAAGTCCCACAACAAGGAGAAACGAAATGCCCAAGCCAACACCGAACCACGCACCCGCCATGCTCGCAGTAGCCGCCGAGCTTGATTACCAACACGAGATGTGGGGCGAACGCAAACCCGACTCATATTCAGGCGGCGTGGCATTCGATCGCAGCCTTGATGAATACACCCTTTATATTCGCCGGTACGCCGAGCGCATGGCCGCAGGGAATTGCGTGACGGCAGAGGACTTCAAAGAGAAGGTTCACCTAGCCCGCAAAATCGCCGCGCTTTCGGTAGCCTGTCTCGCCGAGCACGGTTGCTTGACACGTGCGGATGAAATAGCGGAGGCGGTGGCATGAATGTGGTCAACGCAGCAGCGAATACCCTCACCTTTATAGGCGCAGATGTTGTTGCCCGACGAGCCGAAGGGGGCCATAGGATCGAGCACGCGAAGTGGATGCTGCAAGGGATATCGAGGGGTTACATCCAGCACGAGAAAGCGCATCGCTGGCTTGGGTACGCACAGGGGCTTTTGGTGATGATGAGCGTCGCATCGTTGCACGATATGAAAGAAGCGAATAAACACGCATGAGCACCCACGAGAATCACAACAACCCAAACTTCGATCCGCACACGCACGGGCGCAGCAAACCTGCCAATAAATCGTTCGCACGCGTATGTGCAGCAGTCGCGCTCACTGCCCCGGACCCTCTATACGTGCGCCCCAAACCCCCGGAGGAAGTCGCGCCGAGACTAAACGGGTCGCACAGTTGGCAAGCACGTTGGAAGGTGATGGTCAGTGGTGGGCAACCATGAGAAAGCGAATCGTGAAACCGGCACCCCGGAAACCCAACAGCTTCACCGCGTATAAACTGCGACAGGCTGTAAGGAAGGCAATCGCCAAGGTGCGTGAAAAGAAACGCGTCGAACCTGCGGTGCGCGAGATGTCGGACTTCGAACATAAACTGGTTTCCCTGCTTGATCGCATCGAGGTCGAACAGGACCCAACTCTTGCTTCGCTACGCTTCGCGCTGGCAGAGGAGCAGGGGTACACTGTTGTCGTTACTAGTGAACGTACGTCGGGAGAGATGAATTGAAAGCCGTATATCTTGAGTGGTACGACTCCTCCAGTTTTAGAGCCGGGGACAGCGGTGGAGTATGGAAAAGCCGCGCCGACGTATCGCAAGCAGGTGAGCCATGCCGCTGTACGACGATCGGGTTCATCCTTGCCGAAGACGAGCAATCGATCACTATCGGGGGGAGCTACACGGGCGGCTGCGTGTCGGGGGATATGAACATACCCAAGAGCGCGATCACAAAGCGCCGTGTCGTACGGTGGAAGAAATGAACGCCGTCAATTACATGGTCCGCTACTACCCACTCGTGGATGTCATGGGGTACCCGTGGGTTTACTATGACCGGTACGAAACCTTCCTACCAAAGAAGTGTCCCCGCGATGAGATGGGCCATCAGCGCACCGGCCCGATGGACTGCACGCGGTTCGACCGACTGCTCGAAGACATTCGCGAGCACGGGAAAGAGAATCCGTTCATCGTTGAGTACTACTGCAAGGACCTTCCAAACGCGAAGGGGTTAAGGGACGCGCCTGTCCTTGCAATTCGCACTGGCAATAACTGCGCCGAGGCGATGAAGCAACTCGGGCTGACGAATGCGAAGGCATTATTCGTCGTCCCCAAATCCCAGATTACCAATCTCCCCACGAGCCCGCATTTTGACATTCCGATCGATGGAAACCTCGAACGCGAAATTAACGCGCTGTGGAGAGAGTTACCTCGCGGTAACGAAGACCCTATCGGTGAGAAAGCCGCGTCGCGAGATTCCGAATTACTAACCGACCTGATCAGGTCAACCAAGGAGAAGTGAAGTGACTATTGTATTGAAGATCGAAAACACGAACGGGCCGGGCGGTGACAAAGCTGCTGTGGTTCGCTCATATGATCGTAACGAGTACCACAACATCGTTATTCTCGAAGCAGGCGAATCCTGCGAGGTCGACGTGTTTGAAAACCGTATGATCCAGATCGATGAAGTGGACTCCGAGATCGTTCCCGAGCCGGTTGTTGAACCTGACAATTCAGGTGACGGTTCTGAGGATGACGGCGCACCGAAAACCGCGACGGCAGGTGGGGATGACTCGAACATCGCAAACCCGGATTCCGAAGACCCCGGCGTTAAAGATGACGGTTCCGGTGACGGTTCTGAGGATGATGGCGGTGCAGGACCCGATCCGATTGACCATTCGGTTGACAATCCTGACGCACTGGAGGGTGATGATGTCACCGACGAAACGAAGTCTGGTCTTGCGAAGCTGTTCTCGTGAGTAAGATTTCCATAGGTGAAGTACGCCAACGCGGGTTGTTTGTGGAGCGAGTTATCCACGACCTGACCCGCGTTGGTCACCCTAAAACTGCCAGCATCTTTGCCATGAGCAACGGTTCACTCGTTGTGCCTGAGAATGATGTATACCCGGTAGTGCTTCGTGACAACCTCAACTCGGCGATGAGCTTCGTCGAACAGATCATTCCAGACGAATGAGTGCACGGGACTTAACTGCGTGGCCTGCGCCGCACGACCCGGAACACCTGTTCACGAAGGCGTTGCTGATATACGGGCCGCTACCAGAAAAAGGATGGAGGATGACGCGAGATTGTGAGGGGAAAGTGTTTTCTGTGTACCCCCGTACTAGAATCACCCGTGTGTTCGCAAATGAGGTTACAGGGATGTTCGTGGAGGAAGTGAAGAAGCGATACGCACTCCGTAAATGGACCCCGTACCACAAGCAGCGTGTCGGACAGAGTTGGAAGAATCTATTTTTGAAATGGGTTTGGGAGAAGATCGATGAAGCATGACAAGTTTATAATCGCGGCGAACGTCCTCCTTCTGGTGGTGGTTGCTGTACTTCTATTAAGCTGCCAACCCTACATGACTTATCACGAATTGGAAGAAGCTGCACAGACTGATCCGAAAGCAGCAAAGCGGCTTGAAAGATTCACAAAGCACGCAGAAGATGCTGACGAGTTTATCTCTATGGTGAGCTACTGTGCTGATGGAAGCCGGTGCCAAATGAGGTGTGAATGGTATGGAGCTTCCCCTTCCAGCAAGAACAGTTCCATGCATCCTGAGCGAACAGAGTTTGAGAACCTCGACGAAAAGGTGCGTTGGTATCGACGCGTGCGGCACAGTTGCAGGTTCATTTCAGTGGATCACTGGTGAGTGATAATATATCAATCACTGGCTACCCGGATACGAAGCCCGAGATGATCCAGCAGTACTGTGCATGTATCGTGTTTATGGCGTGCTGGTTCGAGCAACAAAACGGTGCGAATGGGAAAGACACCGAGCAACAGTTCGACGAATTTAAGGGTCACGTTTGTGACAAAATGAAAAGCGAGTGCGAAGGCACCGCATAAGGAGACGGAAGATGGCACAGCAAGGTATAGATGTAGAAGATTACGTAGAAGGGCAAGAGCCTGATCTACAGGACCCGACCGTAGCGACCGAAGAAGTCGACCGGGATTTCATGGACAAGTTGGCGAAGACCATCACGATGTTCGAGGAAGTATTGAATGCAGGTCAAGCCGAATTGAGTCTCGGCGACTTACACCAATTCATAGACGCCCGTGGTAGCGCACTCGATGCGTTGGATGATGTCCAACTGAATGAGTGGCTGGATCATATGCGCCAGTCTTCTCGTTGCCCTTACCGGAGGTTCCCTGTCAGTGGCTAAGAAGTCTGTCACCCAATTGTTGCGTGCGTTGACCTATCGAGATATGGTTGACTTCTCCGAGATCGTTGCACAAGAGCTAAACAACGCCGGGCATCCCGAGATCGAGGCGAGTACGATTGCCGATGTGTTCGTCGCGCTCCCTGCACATAACGAGCAGACCGACGAGACGAATCAGATATTGCAGTCCATGTTCAGACGTAAGCGAGTTTTTTCAATACAGCCTTTGAAAGAGGGCGTGTTCAAAATCTCATGCGCGAGCTTCGAGGGTGCGGTTGTATTTGAGAAGGACATCCGTGAGGGAGTATCACAACTACTAGACACACTAACTGTGCTGAAGGCACTGGAGTAAACATGAGCACCAAAGCGCGAAACAAACGCATCCACGTCATACTGGTCCCGAGACAGTATACGAAGATGCAAAAGCTGTCTGAGAAGACCGGCTACTCGATCTCGGAGCTAATGCGCCGAGCGGTGGACCTGTACCTCAATACAACGGAAAAGAAAGATGGCTAAGTATCGCGCTGTTCTTCTTGTGCCGTCTATCGTTGAGTTCGAGTGCAACGGCACTCAGGACGATGCGTCTAAGCAAGCGAAAGAAATTGCAGACGGCATGGGAAAAGCCAAGTCCTTGCACCCTAAGCAGATTGATACCGTTAATGCTATTTACGGGCCAAAGGTATTGGAGGTCATTGTGACTGAAGGTGCACCCGCACCCCCGGTGAAGTTAGTGGCATAAAAAAGCCCCGGCGAACCGGGGCAGGAGAGGACAGACGACGACCATGAAAAGCAAGGACTCAAAGATAAACCCTATGACGGGCGTTGTAAAGACTGAAGTGCTGTCAGAGTCACTACGATCGTTGCGAGACGGAGAACACGACGCGAGGTCCTACGTGACAGGTGCACTGAAGTATTTAACTGCGCACCCCCCAAATCCCTACATTGTTCCGCTACTTAGACACGCATTGGAGAAATTCGCATGAAGTTATGGTGCTTCAACGACAAGCAATCGAAATGGGGTAGGATGCTGTTTCTCACTGCCCGCCAACGCGGAATTGACGCCGAGCTTTTCGGCCACCCGCGCCAAGTCACTGGGCCGGGGTACATGTTCTACCGGATGGAGCAGGGTAACGATGGTACCCAGCGACGCCATGCACTTACGGTCCTCGACAAGCCCGGCATCATCGGCGTACAGAGCCGGTCGGATATTCGGGAGTACGAAGACAAGGTGCGGCAAATTGATACGTACCGTAGGTGGATGCCAGAGACTCGGCTCGTGTTCCAACAGAAGGATTCTGCATTGGCGGCGGATGCACTCGGCTTCCCATTCATATCGAAATCACGCAGCGGTTCCGCCAGCGGTTCCGTGCGCGTGATACCAGACATGAAGTCTGCATTGGTAGAGGCGGATGCAGTTTTCGGAGATGGCTTGGTAACTAGCCGCGAGGTCCAGAAGGGCTACCTCCTTTGGCAGAAGTTTTTTCGTAACGAGCATGTGTATCGCGTCGTGCGCATTGGCAACTGGTACTGGATGTTGCGCGTCTTCAATCGCCCCAATTCACCGCTTGCATCTGGTTCCGGTAGATTCGAGCCGGTGATACCTGATACGTATGTGAAAAGGGAGGTACTGAGTACGGCGGTGAAGTTTTTCGATGCTGCTCGTACGAAGTGGTGCGGCATTGATTTGCTGTACGACGGCAGTGAATGGAAAGTACTTGAGACGACGCTCGCTTGGGACTTGCATTCACGTGGAGCGAATGTAGACTGTCCGGTGTTCGATCGCAACGGCGTGTTACCGACAGCAGGTTGGACTGGCGCTCACCAATTTGAGATACTACTAAGAGAAATCGAACGAGGAGTTTTCGATGGGACGTAGAATGCTTGAGTCGGCAGATGACCGGCTAGAAATTATCCGTGACATCACACAGGTCACGCCCTATTACAACAACCCGCACATGTTGCGCCTGCATCTTGAGAACTGGGCCGAATATCCTTTAGAAGTGTGGGAACATTTCAAGGTTATTATCGTTGACGACGGCTCCAAGTCGTACACCGCCCAAAGCATACTCACCGATGCCCACCCACGACTGAAAGCGCGTATACGTTTGTTCCGTGTGTTGGAAGACATCCCATGGAACCAGCACGGCGCTCGCAACCTCGGTGCGGAGATGGCTGACGACGGTTGGCTTTGGGTAGCCGACATGGATCGCATCGTTCTGTACCCACACATGCGTATGGCAATGGCTGCAAGACTGCTCCCCAAGCCGTACGTTTCGCGTGGCATGGACCGCCGCAAGTATTTATCAAAGGTTGATCCACCGAAGATGACCAACCAATTTTTTATACCTAAACAGGTATATTGGGAAGCTGGTGGATACGACGAATGGTATAGTGGTACGTACGGTGGAGACTTCGAGTTTCTTGAAGCGATGGAAGCCGTCTCCGGGCCGATGACGTACATGCCCGGCGTGTACCATTTTCGGTACAGCCGTCACGTAGTTGAGGATGCAACAACTGACCTCGACCGCGATGCATACTGGAAGCCTCACGTGCAAAAAGCGCGAGAGAAAAAAGCTGCCGGTGGGCAGATGATGGTTAAGCCAATTAACTTCCAATGGGAGGAAGTACAGTTATGAAACATTTTTACCGGGACATTCAGGGGTGGTCTTCGTTCGTTTTCTTGTATGGCGAGGAAGTTGCTAAGGCCGACGATGGTGCAATTTTTGTCGAGGTAGGTGCATGGAAAGGTAAGTCAACCGCGTTCATGGCCGTTGAAATTATCAACAGTGGTAAGGACATCGAGTTCCATACCTTTGACACTTTCAAAGGCTCTGATGAGAAGTTGCATCACGCCGATGTAGCGATTCAGCAGGGTACTCTGGAGGAAGATTTTCGTCGCAACATTCGTGACGTTGCAAGATACGTGAACGTGCACGTCGGTGACTCATCGAAATGTGCAGCCCAGTTTAAGAACAACTCCATCGATTTCATCTTCCTCGACGGTGATCACACCGAGGAAGGGGTGACGGCTGATTTAGAGGCATGGTGGCCGAAGTTGAAGCCCGGTTGTCGCATGGGCGGTGATGACATTCGATGGAAATCTGTCCTCCGCGCAGTTGAGAAGTTCTTTGCCTGCACGCCGCACATGACGGCAAACGGGAAACACTGGTGGATGGTAAAGACGTAATGCTGCGAGTAATCTGCTGGAAGTGGAAACCCCAAAACCCTGAATTTAGGAGTACCTTCAATGCACAGGCTGTTAACACGCTTCGCAATATGGTGGAGCGACACTATCACCGCGATTTCGAGTTGGTTTGTTTTACCGACGATCCTGCTGGCATTGATCCTCGGATTCGTACTATCCCCGTTTGGGATACTTATGCGAATCTTACTTCTCCCCTTGGTGATAGCTACCCTTCTTGTTACCGCCGTTTGCTTGCTTTCCGCAGTGATATGCAAGAAATTGTGGGAGGGCGCTTTGTCTCTATGGACTTGGATTGTGTCATTACGGGCGACATAACCCCGCTCTGGGATCGAACCGAGGACTTCATCATCTGGCACGCCGAAACGCGGAACACTCCGTACAACGGATCGATGTGGATGATGGACCCCGGCGCACGCGAGATCGTGTACGACTTGTTCGATCCGCTGACCTCTCCGCTCCTGACTCGTGAGTTGGATTTATGCGGTTCGGACCAAGCATGGATCGCACATATCCTCGGTCCCGATGAAGCGACGTGGGATAAGGACGATGGCATATATGTTTGGCGTACACATTTGAGGAATCGATTGTGGCAGCTTCCGATGGATGCGCGTATTGTGTTCTTCCAAGGCAAGGAAGACCCATGGGATCAGTCGGCCATTGACAAGGCTCCATGGATTCTGGAGCACCATAAATGAGTGAGATCAACGAACACACATTGGACTTTGTAACTCCACCGACGATTGGCAAGTTCATGCTTGACGATTCGTTCGTACGTCTCATTATGGGACCAGTCGGAAGTGGCAAGTCTGCTGGATGCTTCATGGAGTTATTACGGAGAGCGCGTCTACAAGAGCCGGATAGGAAAGGTGTGCGCCGCACGCGCATGGCGATCGTCCGAAACACTTTGCAACAGCTACGCCAAACCTGTATGGCCGACATTGATATGTGGCTGAACCCCATCGCCCATTACCGAACTACCGACGCAACTATACAAGTGCGGTTTCCCCTCGGAGATGGTACGCGTGTTGAGAGTGACTGGATGCTCATCCCCCTTGATACCAAGGCCGACCAACAGCGACTCCTGTCGCTCAACTTGACCGGCGCATGGGTGTCTGAGTTTCGTGAGATTGACCTTAGTCTTATCTCTGCCCTCTCTGGACGTCTTGGGCGCTTCCCCTCGAAGGCGGTTGCACATCCGACATGGTTCGGTATCGTCGCCGAGACAAACCCACCTGATGAAGACTCAGAGTGGTACACGGCACTTGAAATCGATAGGCCACCCAACTGGGCGTTTTACAAGCAGCCCGGTGGTATGTCAAAGGAAGCGGAGAATGTCGAGAATCTGCCGGATGATTACTACCCGAATTTGCTCGCAAATAACAACTCTGATTGGTCGGATATTCATGTACATGCGCAGTACGGAAAGTCCCTTGGTGGTCAGGCTGTTTTCCGTGCGTCGTTTATACCGGATTTCCATATTGTCGATCACGAGGAGCTTCTACTCGTCGATGACCTACCGATAATGATCGGGCAGGACTTTGGTCGAACCCCGGCATCGTTGATCGGACAGATCGATAACAGGGGGCGACTCGTTGTGCATGACGAACTAACGTCCGAAGACATGGGTATTGAGCAGTTTATTACAAAGCTGCTTCGCCCGTTGTTAGCGTCAGAAAAGTATTTAGGTCGTCGTATCTTTATGGTGGGCGATCCGAAAGGCCGGGACAAGTCACAGGTGAATGAGGATTCCCCATTCGATGTTTTAACGCGATTAGGGTTCGATGTGCACGCCGCCCCAACGAACTACATTGACCCGCGTTTGCGTGCAGTCGAGCAACTTCTCCTGCACCAAGTTGACGGTGGCCCGATGCTCATCATAAGCGACGAATGCACTGTAACGAACACTGCGATGAAGTATTGGTATCGATACCGGAGAAAGCAGACCGGTGTGTTGGAAGACAAGCCAGAGAAAACGCACCCATGGTCAGACGTCGCTGACTGTTTGCAGTACATGGCGTTGTCGACCAACGCGAACTATCTGGGTGTGATCATGGCCCTTATGAACCCCAGACCGAAACGGCAAGTGCCGAACAAAGTAGGCTGGACTTAGGGCTTGTGTTCGATCACTTCACCCTCGATCCGAACGCCCTCACCCGTGTTGATATGGATAGCGACGTTGAACCCACCACCTTGGTTTCCACCACCTTCCTGTTGCCGCTGAGTGCGACCGGCTAATACGGTAAGTTGCTTCACAGTATCTAAGATAGATTGGGTGCTCGCATCTGTACGGGACATTATCTTATGGAGGATTGGGAGGCTTTCTTCAAGGAGAATCTCAGCCTTCTTGTGATTCGCTTCCCTGCGTTGGCATCCCCTGAAAACGCAAGCGTTGCTTCCTGCATCATGGACACAAATGTGGGGTTGACTTTTAGGCGTTCCCATTGAGGAGCCGTGATGTCATACCGTTCACAGGCCGATTTCGCATCACACAGCCCTGCTGCTATTTCCATACATATGAGGGGGGAAAGGTGTTTGAGGTCCAGAATGGTATCCTCTGGGACTATATCTGTCGTCATTTTTTTGATACTCTTGGTTGACACAGACGCAGGATAGCAGCAAAATCCCTATCATGGCTACAGGTAATCAATTTGGCATTCCCGAGCAACCCCAGTCTCCCGGCATAAACATGCAGGGGAAAGGCTTGCTACGCGTTATCACCAACTCTGAATTGCAGGCCCAAGAAGACGCAGATGTCGAAGCCGAGCGTCAAATTGCGGAACTGGAACAGCAGGGAGTCGAACATGCGTTGGCTTCCTATGTCCGTAGTTGTATGTCAGACATGCGTAATTTCCGTAACTCGCAGGGTATTTCCGAGCGCCTGCTCGCCGCCCTCCGCACTTATAAAGGGGAGTACGACCAGACTACATTGAAGGCCATCCAAGAGTTTGGAGGCAGTGAGGTCTATGCCAGAGTGACATCCACAAAATGTCGCGCCGCCACTGCGCTCCTTCGTGACGTTTATCTCGGTGCCGATCGTCCATGGGACATCGAACCGACCCCACACCCCGCCATCCCCAAAGAAGTTGATCAGGATATTCAGTCGCTTGTCAATGTTGAAGTCGGTACGATGATGCAGGCGAATGTTCCCGTCGACCCACAGGCTATTGCGGATCGTGTTTCGGTGCTTCGCAAGCAGGCCGAACGCGCTTCCAAGAAGGTGGCTGTCGAGGAAGCGGATCGAGCGGGGGAGCGTCTTGATGACATGCTCACAGAAGGTGGTTTTTACGAAGCCTTTGCTGAGTTCCTGATTGATCTTCCAATTTTTCCGTACGCTGTAATTAAAGGGCCAGTTGTGCGCCGCAAGGAGCAGACTAAGTGGGTGGACGGCCAACCGCAGCGTGTGAGCGAGCCCAAGATGTTTTGGAATCGTGTTTCCCCATTCGACCTGTATTGGTCGCCCGGTGCCTCTCACGTGAAACAAGCCGATTTTGTCGAGCGAATTCAATTATCCAGAGCGGAGCTTTCTCAGTGCAAAGGATTACCGGGCTATAACAACGACGCACTCGATGCAGTGCTTGATGCTTCGTACTCAGAGGGTTTCCATGAGTGGTGGGACACCATTGACACTGAACGCAAGCAGATGGAGGACCGGGAACGGTGGACCAGAAGCTCAAGCAATCTGATCGACACGGCAGAGTTTACCGGATATGTATCGGGTAAAATCCTACGTGAATGGGGTAAGACAGAGCAGGAAGTTCCCGACGCACTGCAAGAGTATTTCGTCACAGCGTGGTTGGTCGATCGCTGGGTCATCAAGGTTCAGTTGAACCCGACCACGAACAATCGACCGCCCTACTATATTTCCAGCTTTGAGAAAATTCCCGGCGCGATGATCGGTGATGGATTGCCAGATTTACTCGAAGACGTCCAAGCAATATGTAATGCTTCTGTCCGTGCGTTGGTGAATAACGCCAGCATTGCATCGGGTCCACAAGTTGTTATTAACGACAAGGTACTCGATCCCACTGAGAACGATAACCTGTATCCATGGAAGCGGTGGCATGTGAATTATGATCCGTCGCTCGCTGCCTCTGGTAACAAACCAATTGAGTTTTTCCAGCCGAAGATGAACGCCCCAGAGTTGCTTGGTATCTACGAGAAGTGGAATACGATGGGCGACGAGATTTCTGCGATTCCCCGCTACATGACTGGCAACGAGAAGGTCGGTGGTGCGGGACGAACTGCGTCTGGTTTGGCTATGCTTATGGGCAACGCCAGCAAGACACTCCAGAACGTCGCTGCCTCTGTTGACCGTGATGTCATCGAGCCGCTTTTGTATGAGCTTTTTGATATGGTGATGCACACCCAACCGGGTGTTTTCAAGGGCGATGAACTCATCGTCGTGAAGGGCGTCAACCATGCTGTCAAGCGCGAACAGGATCGGATGCGACAACTTGAATTCCTGCAACTCACAGCGAACCCGATTGATCAAGCGATCATGGGACCAGTTGGCCGAGCGAACATCCTGCGCAGTGTCGCCGATAACCTCGGCTTGGAGCACGAGCGCACTATCCCGGATGATGAGGAGCTTCGTGCGCAGATTGAGCAGCAACAGCAGGCTGCGCAAATGCAAGCTGCTGCCGCGAATCGCGGTGGCGGTGGCAATGATCCACAAAATACACCCGGCCCCAAGAATGAGCGGGCTGGGCCTGAAGCAGCCAGAGAGGAAGTGGAGGGAGACTTCACAGGCCCTACTGGTAGGCCCGGAATGAGGGCGGGAGGCTAGCATGGTTTGCAAAGTCCATAAGTACGCCGATGGTGGCAAAGTTGTGAAGCGCGAGACGAATCTCAAGCCGCACGTTCCGCCAAGGCGTAAGTCGCCGATTCTTGAGAAAGCTGGTGATCCCGGTGGCCCCCATACCCCCGGTGCCAAAGCGAAACGAAAGAAGGCGAAGGGGAAGAAGATGGCTGACGGTGGTAAGGTCGGTAGGAAGTCCTCGAAGAAGAAGCCTAAGCCGAGTATGCTCGGAACTGGCATGGCTGCTAAGGCTGGGGAGGCACTTCGGGACACACGTGCTAAACAAATGAAAGACCTTGGCATTTGATATTCATGCTGATACTATCAGCACCGTACGCAACGCATCTATGGAGATGAGGAAATGAAAAATTCAACGCACAGCGGTAAAGGCAAGGGGTGGGGCAGTCTCACCAAGCAGCCGAAAGCCGAAACTTTGGTTGGTCCTAGCTCTGGCGAAGGCCATAGCGGTTCGCCGTCGAGCAAGTTTATCGGCGCAACGAAAGGCAACACTGATCTCCCCTGCAATCGCACCAGTGGTGTGAAACAGGGCGGCTACGCAGGTTCCTAACGTGAAGGCACCAAAGCCAAAACAAAAGAGCCTGACTAGACGTCGGCTGGCGAAGATTGACGGAGTAAAGGACGTGAAAATCGGACGTGCCTCTGTCGAAGCTCGCGAGCAGGGCAACGCGCACGTCACGGGTCAAGGGGTTGACCGTGACGATTCTGGAATGAGTGATGTGGAGGAACGTCAGAAACGCCATGGCTTCCTATATTGAAACCCACTCCTGAAGTAGTCCAATCCCTCGTGAACCTCAGAGTCTCCCCGGACTTTGAGGTTATTGTGCAGTTCCTCCGTGCCGAGCGTGAAGAAGCTCGCGACAACTGCGAAACCATCCCCGATGGCGTAAAGCTCTGGCGCGAGCAAGGCCGTGCAGGATTCCTAAAAGATTTCCTCGAACTGGACGAGAAATCAGCAGCAACCCTCCAGAAATTCAAATCCAACTTATAACAAGGTGAATACACATGGCTAACGAACATCACGAAAATGTGCTCCCGCCCGCGATACAAGCGCAAGTGGACGCAGCAGACAAAATCATTGCCGACATGAATCTGGACCCGAACGCTCCACCGGCTCCTGATCCCGCACCGGCACCAGCCCCAGCCCCAGCCCCAGCCCCGGCACCTGCACCTGCACCTGCACCGGCACCGGCACCGGCACCTGCCCCGGCACCAGCACCAGCACCGGCACCTGCACCGGACCCAAATGACCGGAAAGACTGGAAGCAGATGTACAGTGTCCTGAAGGGTAAGTACGACGCGGAAGTTCCACGCCTCCACGATGACATTCGCAACTCGAACAACGCTATGCGCGGTTTGCAGGAGCAACTGGGTACGTTGCAGGCAACGGTCGCCGCGATGAAAGAGGTAAATAAGACGCCTCCAACGCCGCCTGCCCCCCTCGTCACCGATGAGGAAAGGGAGCAGTTTGGCCCGGACCTGATCGATGTTGTTGGCCGCGCTGCGCAAGAAGCTGTTCGACCTTACGTTGACCAGAGGGTCAGCGAGGTTGCTGCCAGTGTCACACAGGTGCAAGAAAGTGCTTCCCATCTTGAAACAGGTGTGGCAGAATCAAATCGTATTAGGTTGTACGAACGGTTGCATATCGCTGTCCCCGGATGGGACGTCGTTAACAAAGACCCAGTTTTTGTGACATGGCTTGGCGAAACTGACCAATATACCGGCCAGTTAAGAGGGAACCTGCTTCGTGCAGCATTTGAGCGCAACGACTCCGAAAGAGTCATTGCATTTTTTAAGGGCTTTCAAAAAGAACACGCAGTTGTTGTACCTGACCCTGACCCCGCTGCTCTGGTAGTTGACCCAGCCAATCCACCGGCTGAACTGACACCAGAACCACAGCAAACGTTGGAAGAATTGGTGGCTCCCGGAACGCCTAAAACCGGGACAACTGGCGCTCACGATGAAGCTAATGGTCGAATCTGGACCCAAACTGATATTGAGGAGTTTTACGCGTACAAGAACGAATTCATCAAGAAGAACCCCAACCGGGAACTCCCTGATGATGTAGTAGCTCTCGAAAGAGACTTGTTCGCGGCTCAGACAGATGGGAAGGGAAGGATTCGGTAATTATCGTAATTTTTCAGGAGCACCACCATGAGTTTTCCAGTCGCATCAACCCCCTTTCGAGGGTCAACGCCATCGGTGGCCTACACAGGGACATTCATCCCTGAAGTATGGTCAGGTAAACTTGTAGAGAAATTCTACAAGGCTACCGTTCTCGGTGCCATCGCTAACACGGACTATGAAGGCGAAATCAAGAACTTTGGTGACAAGGTTCAGATTCGTTCACGTCCGACCATCACCATCCGTGATTACAAGGCCGATCTCGATCTGTCCTTGGATCGTCCGTCTGTTGATAAGCAAACGCTCAACATTGACAAGGGTAAATACTTTAACCTTGGTCTTGATGACGTTATGGAACTTCAGTCCGACATTGACCAGTTGTCGATTTGGGCCGAAGACGCTTCCGAACAGATGAAGATCACCATTGACAGTCAAGTGCTTAACGGCTCGACCGCTGGCGATGGCACGGGTATCGTCAATTCCACCTTGCTCGACGCCAACAACGTCGGTAACACAGCCGGTGTCATCTCTGGTGTGCTGCGGCTTGGTACCGATGGTGACCCTACTCATATCGCGAAAGCGGATGTAGGTACGGGTGCCGGTAATGATGGCTCGAACGAGATGGGCATTACAAACTATCTCGTGAATCTGGGCACTTGCCTCGATGAGCAGAACCTCCCGGAGACGGGCCGGTTCGTTGTCATTCCAGCTTGGGTTGCTGGTATGATCAAGAAGTCCGATCTGCAAGACGCATCGTTGTCCGGTGATGGCACGTCCATCCTGCGTAATGGTCGCCTCGGCATGATCGATCGCTTCACGATCTACCTGTCGAACATCCTTGTTCCTGCCAGTGGTTACTCCACTGCTTATCCGGTGATCTTCGGTACGAAGGCTGCTCTGACGTTTGCTTCGCAATACGTCAATCTGGAGACTCTGCGCTCCGAGCGTTCCTTCACGAATATCCTCCGTGGCTTGCAAGTTTTCGGTTATCGTATCGTGAACGGCGTAGCCCTCGGTTGCGGATTCGTCGAGAACAACTAGTCCCTAGCGGATTAGTTTGGGCTGATTCAGACCCCGGTCGTGCCTTCGGGTGCGGCTGGGGTTTCCCAGAGGAGCAGGACGGTGGCTAAGACCTACAAAGACATCATTACTGAAGCGCGAGTCCTTCTTCAAGACACCGACTCCGAGAGCTACCGGTACACTGAGGTGGTCCTCATCGCAATCGTAAACCGTGGGTTGCAATCAGTTGGCCGATCTCGCCCCGATGCCTGCTACGATCTTTACACAGAGAATTCACTCGAAGTCCCCGAACTGGTGGAGAGTTCTCCGGGTAGCGATCAAGTCATTTACACTGCTGCTTTCGGTTTGGAGATGCAGTTCTTCAATCCCCTCCTTTCATATCTCGTAGGCATCGCCGAACTGGTTGATGACGAGTATACTGAGGATGGTCGGGCAGCATTGCTGCTCCAGTCATTCAAAGCGGAGCTAATGGGGTTGTAACATGGCTACTGAATACACCGTATCAATTAACGCTTTACTGAAAGACACCTTGCCTGAGTTGCCGGGTGTTGTTCGTTCGGTAGCGGCGAAGGAGTTTCGTCTGACCCTCCGTGAGTTCTTCGAGAAGACCTATGCATGGACAGCAGTTGTCAAGTCGGTTGTGGTTCCTCTCGGTGAGACACCCATCCAGTTGACTGACTCTGATGCTAATACAGAGGTCATTGGCATCATGCATGTTGCCAAGGGTAACACTGACGATGGCTTCGTGGACCTGATTCCATTGGCGGATCGTCCTTCGTCACGGTCACAAGGCGACACCGCCGAGTACCCAGACACGTGGTACGTCACTTCGAACCCCGATGAGTTGGTGCTGTACCCATATTTGAGTGTAGCTACAACCGATACACTGACTGTGAAGGTCGCTCTGATGCCGTCGTTTGATCTCGATGCAACTGAGAATGTACTGCCGAGACAGATCGTATCCAAGTACTACGATGCGATCATGGATGGCTTCCTTGCGCGTATGTATGGACATCCGAATAAGCCCTACTCTGCCCCTATACTCGCAACGTCAAAACGTACCAGCTTTGTTACCTCAATGGGGTTCTATGCAGCCCAACGTAAGAGGGGCTATAATGGTACTCCCAACTGGCGGTACCCCGGAGGATGGAAGTAATGCCTAACAATATTGTATTCACCAACAACGCTAGTGCGCTTCTTGCCGCGACTATAAACAGCACTGCACTATCCATTCAGGTCGCCGCTGGCTATGGTGCGAATTTCCCTAGTCCGACAGGGGACCAGTATTTTTACCTGACTTTGGAAGACGACGCTGGAACCATCGAGATCGTGAAGATCACCGGTCGCGCTAGTGACATCCTTACACTGGACTCCGTTGCCGATCGTGGGCAGGACGGCACGACCGCCGCTACCCATGCGTTGAACACTACCCGATGCGAGCTTCGCCTCGTCAAGTCCACTATGGAGGAATTCCTCCAGAAGAACGGCGGTGGGATGACTGGCGATCTCGACGTGAACGCGAACAACTTGGTCGATGCATATCTCACTGGTTCCGCCACTCGTATGCTCGCTGGTCAGATTGTCAATGTTCCACTGCGCGGTTTGCTCGATACGTCTACAAACGAGATCGCCGTCCCGACTGACGGTACGTCACGAGCCACTGCTGGTGGCACTGCCATCCTTGCTGTTGGCGATGACATTGTTGCTGAACTTGACACGGCAGGCGTTATCATTCTCGACAGTGCTACTATCGGCGTACGCGTTCCTGCTGGGGCATACTTCCGATTAGAAGGTGCCACTGCCGCGAATCACATGAACGTCGCGCACGATGACACTGACGTAGCCTTCACGTTCCCTAACACAACTCAGGTAACTTGGGACACCGATCTTGTCATGGCTGCTCCGATCAAGATGGCAGGCAATGAAATCCAATTCGCGTCGCTGGTCGACTTCTCTCTTAAGAAGCAGGCTGTCTCGGGAATCGCTACGACTGTAGTAGATTATGAAGATGGCTCCTACGTCACCCTCACCCTCACGGCCGATATTGGGACCCTGACCTTGGACAACCCACCGGCTGTTGACGTCGGTGTGTTCCGATTCAAGGTCATTCAGGACTCCACAGCCCGTACGATTACGTGGCCCGCTAGCGTGAAGTGGCCCGGTGGTAGCGCCCCGACTCTCAGCACTGGTAGTGGAGAGATCGACTTCATTGATCTCTGGACCGATGATGGGGGTACTACTTGGTATGGTGCCTACAACTCGGACTGGTCGTAATGTTTCCCTTCTCCAGTTTACTCGCTGGGCGAAGCCAACTGCTTTACCTGCCGTTCATATCTATGACTGTCAATGGCGGATGGACCGCAGCCGCGTATGCGGGCTTTCGGATGGACACGGACAATACTCTGTACTCACGGAGGAAGCAGGTTTACACGCCGATCACTAACTCGTGGATACATGAGGACTCAAAGGGCTGACCGATGCATCAGAGTTCGAGGTACGGCTATTCAATATCGATCAATCCGCTATTGGGCAGGGTACTTTTAATGGGCGTGAAGACGAGCTTTGGTATGCGATAACATCAGACCAGCACACGTGGTTGTTTATCTTCGGCACGGAGTTTGGGCCTTTTATGTCATCGACCGTAACGGGTGAGTTTTCAATTCGTGAGATTGCGGACCCAGCGAACATCGCACACGGCAGTTTCTCTTTCACTGTTACCTATGAGGGTATGTCATAATGCCCGCCATCAAGCTAGAAGCATTTCAGGGACTAATTCCTCGGGCATCGCCCCGGCTCTTGCCACCGATGGCTGCTACGGCTGCGCGTAATACCAAACTCCTGAATGGGGAAGTGCGAGGCTTTCGTGCGTTGCGTGAGGAAGCCAGCTTTACAGCCGGGCCAGTCGATCCTGTCAAGCGGGCGATTCGTGTCGTTGATAATGATGGCGTACTCGATGACACATGGCTTACGTTTGACTCTCGTGACGTAGATGTGGTGCGTAGTCCTATCGTGAACGATGCCTACGATCGCTACTATTGGGCTGGTGAAGGCCGTCCGACGATGAACACTTACGCTCGGATTGAGAACGGCGACGCCGGATACTATCTTGGCGTCCCCACACCCACGAACGCATTAAGCGTGACACCCCCTTCAGGTTCGGATGAAACGCGGGCTTACGTATACACATTCCAAAGCACGTACGGCGAGGAAGGACCACCGTCGCCACCGACGATCGCAACTGGTGATGCTGGTCAGTGGGATTTGGCAAACATGGATACAACCATCCCTGATGCAGCGAGTCGCCCGGCGAGTGGTTGGAAGATCAACATCTACCGAACTGTAACAGGCTCGACAAGCTCAAATTTTTACTTCGTCGCTCAGATTGATCTTACTGATGTGCTTTACGAGGACAACGAGTCTACTGAAACAGTCGCCCGCAATCGCCTACTGGAGTCGGTTACATGGGTGGAGCCGCCGACTGATTTGGAAGGCTTCGTCGCTATGCCTAATGGCTACCTCGTCGGTTGGAAAGGTAGGAGACTTGTGTTCTCAGAGCCGTACCGTCCGCACGCTTGGCCCGCAGGTTACGAACTCAGTACTGAGTACCCAATCGTGGGACTCGTTGTCTGGGGTTCCACACTCGTGATCGGAACCAAGTCGCAGCCATATTTCGGACAGGGGACTACACCACTCGCGTTTACAATGCAGAAGCTTGATGCTGTCGAGCCCTGCTTGTCTCGGCGCGGTATGGTGGCGACGACTGCCGGTGCTTATTACCCGTCGATCAATGGCCTTGTCCTTGCCAATTCAAGTGGCGCGAGGATCATTACGCAGGACATCTTGACGAAGGAAGAATGGGCCGCTTACGACCCGCAGAATATTTTCGCCGCGCAGTTTGGGCTGCAATACATTGCGTTCAACAGCGAGAACTTCGGCTTCATTTTCAATCCCACAGAGCCGCAAACGAAACTGGTGGAATTGGATGGCTTTTCGGATATCGAGGGGATCGAGACTGACCCGTACTCAGGTAAGGTACTCATCTTACAAAACAACCGGGCGATGGAATGGGACCCGACAGTTTCCGAGCGTCTCAACTGGCGTTGGCAATCGAAGATATACCAGTTCAAAGAGCCGCTGAATTTTGGAGCGTGCAAGCTCGACTTCCTAGCGGGTGTCGAGGACAATACTGACGACACCAGTGCTTACTACGGTGCATATGATACGGCGCTGTTCGCCGCTGTGCCTGATGGCGTTGCTGGCGATCTTGACTATAACCCCGGTCTGAGCACGCTCAATGGCGGCGCTCTCGGTGGCGCACCAGCGCAAGCTGATGGCCTTGTCCCTGCATGGGCGGAAGCTGAGACGCGACAACCAATGGGGGGCAGTCTTATGTATCCAGTGACGCTGCTGAACTCCCAGACGCTCTCTGTTCGGTTACAGGTTAAGGTTGGGCCAGACGCCGAGATCAAGTTTGACAAGATCATTTACAATGAGGGTATTTTCCGACTGCCGATGGGATTCAAATCTGATCTTTGGCAGTTCAATTTCTTAGGCAACACCGATTTCTATTCGGCGCAGATAGCTACCACCCCGCGAATGCTGAAGGTGGTCTAATGGCCCAAATCTCATTCGATCCCAACAAAGCGTATCCCTCGATACCGACAGTCGGAACTGATCTCGAATCGCACTCCCGTGCGATCGAAGCGATCAGGGAAGCACTGCAAGTTCACGAGCGCCGGTCCAAAGACGTGCTCAACAGCTTCGTTCGGGTTCAAGAACTAGCCGACCTCGGGTTGATCCAACTCGATGGTTCCATCGTTGAAGATATAACGCCGATCGATGAGATCACAACCCACCACCATAACCAGACTTACATACGTCTGGATGGAACCCTCGGGCCGACCAGCTACATCCAGTTCGATACTGAATATACTGACGGATCAAGCGAGGGCAAACTTCAGTGGAATATAGACGACGGTACCCTTGAGTTTGGCTTACCCGGTGGGCAGGTAAACCTTCAGATAGGGCAAGAGCAAGTCATCCGTTGCCGTAACACGACTGGTTCACAGATCGACAACGGTGAGGTCGTGTACATCATCGGTGCATCAGGCAACAAGCCATTGATCGCCCTTGCTGATGCGGCTCTTATTGAAACAGCGCACGTCTTAGGGATAGCTACAGAGAACATCGCCCACAATGATAATGGGTTTGTCAATTTATCCGGTTTGGTCCGGGATGTGAATACAGACGGGATGACGCCGGGTGATGAACTGTGGTTGGACTCAACGCCGGGTGGATTCACTAACGTCAGACCCGCACCCCCAAACCAGACAGTTGCCGTTGGTCGCGTCGTCGTTGCTAATGTAAGCGCGGGCGTTGTTCTCTCCCACCCCGACCCCTCCCATAGAGAGACGGATTTAGACCTCTTGTTTGTGGGTACGGCTCTGGATAGTCCTGTTGTGGATGTTACAAGCAACGGGACGGTAATTACCCTAGCGTTGGATACGGCGGGTGGCGTTGACATGCGGATCGTTTTCTCAACTGGTACGCTTACGCTTGACTGCCACCCAACGCCAGTAACGATTGCGTTGACACCCGGCACTGATATTTCCCCGACGCTCAACTACGTTTATGTACTTGAGTCTACCGGCGCACTGGCGGTTTCAACGACGAGTTGGCCCTCTGCCGAGCATGCACCGATCGCGACTGTGATGTGTCAGTCAGCGGCGTCAGCGCAGACGGACGGGCTATACAAAGTACATGCTTGGACAGACCACGTTGCCGATGCAAACAAGGGCCACCTTGGGCATATCAACTACTGGATACGTAGCAGGCCAGCGGGCTGGACGTCTGGTGCACTTGCCCTTGTTACCGATGGTGTTGGTGTGTTTGACCTTGCAGTTAGCTCTGGTGAAATACTTCAGTTGCATCCACATACATGGCCCGCGTTTGATACGTCGACTGGATCGGAAGTCATGGTCGTCAATGATTCGGTTGCAGCCTACGTTCGCTCGGGCGACTTGACGGGTATAACCTTGGATGCAAGCGGCGTATCGCTAAGTAACAAGTACTTCAATGTCGTTGTTTGGGGTGTGATCTCTGAAGATTCCGGTGACTGTCAGGTGATGATTAACCTGCCCACCGACAGTTATACTCTTTCGGCCAGTGCGGAGACTGATGTTGATGGCACAGCGGTATATGATATACCGACCGATTACGCAGGAACGGGTTTCCTGATCGCCCGCTTGACAATGCGCTTGCAAGGCAGCACTTACACTGAGGTACTGAATACAGACCTACGTGGTAAGTTCCCATCCACGACCGCAGGTGGCGGCGGTGCAGGTGGTGGTGGGGCGACTACTCTTGTCGGCCTTAGCGATACCGATATAGATTCTGCGAGCCAATATGATCTACTGTTCAAAGCAGGGGCGTTTTGGGAAGACACCGATGGGAATCTTCAGTGGAATCCGAGCGGCGCTTATTTACAACTGGCGAACAACTTCGCGATAAATTGGCTGGATGCTGATACCGTAAGTCAAGAGTTTCTCGTTCTCAACACCACCGGAGAATCGATACCGGGCGACTTAGTAGTGCAGATCGACTTTAATGACGGCTCCGAAGGTGGCACTTCTGCTGTCAACAATGGGTCTGCTGACGATCCTGTTTTCGCGACAAACACCTCCACCACTGCTGCTTCTGCGTTCGAGGGAGCGTTCGGTTGTCATATCATCGGCGCGTCTAATTCAGCGTATAGGGTAGAGATAAACGAAGGAGCGATCACCACCGATGCCTTCGGTATGAACGGTAACGATTTCTCCGTTCACTTCCGGTACAAATTATTCGAGCAAGCAGGGTCAAACTATATCTGCGAGGCGAAGACGGATATTGGAGGGGATGGTGATTGGTCTATTCAGCTTGATGGATTCAAGCGGTTGGAGTTCAGAATAGATGGTGTCGATCTAATATCTGACACTGACGTTCTTGACGCAGACACGTGGTATCACGTCGCCATGACGAAATCTGGTGACCTTATACGCCTTTTCAAGAACGGCTTCTTGATAGGATCGTATTCGTCAAGCTCTGGCGACTTTCCATCAGCAGATTCAGTCGAAGTATGGCTGGGTCGCTTCCATACCATGATGATTGACAGCCTCGTCATCGTGAAAAACCATGCGATATGGACTGATGATTTTACGCCTCCTGCATTACCGGGCGCAACTCAAGTACAGACTTTCACCGTTGGTGATCCTGCTTTTGCTACCGTCATCGACGGACTGACACTCGATCTCACGTCAGATGAAACTGACATTCACGGCACTCTGCACGTTTTTGGTGCAGTTGACTATGATACTACCTTGGACGTCCTCGGTGCAGTTACATTTGTCACCACCCTGAACGCTCAGGGGGCAGTTGACTTTGACACTACCCTGAACGTCGATGGGGCAGTTACATTTGTCACTACCCTGAACGCTCAGGGGGCAGTTGACTTTGATACTACCCTGAATGTCGACGGAGTGGCTTCTTTTCAAGACGACCTATCTCTCAGCGCTGAGTCGGCTATCAACATCGATGACACTGAAGTAATGTCTCTTATTCCCGGAGTATCGGGAGGAGACGCAAGCTGGAGTAGCGTCGTCACCCTACTCGACTTCAATGATGCCGACGCGGTTACAGTTGCTATAGACGCGGCGAACCCAACATGGGTATCATCTTTTTTCGCCACTGCCCAGATTGACACTGCTCAGTCCCAGTTCGGCACATCTTCTTTGTTGTTGGATGGGAATAGTGACTACGTTCAGTTCCCAAACTCGACGGACCTTGATTTCGGAAGTGGTGATTTCACAGTTGAGTTTGCGGTGCGGTTCAATGGCGACCCCGGTGCGGGCAGCCATCAGTTCATCACGAAGTGGTTATCTTCGGGATCGCAACAATCGTATTCCTGCTCGATTACGACCAACCTTCTCCGCTTAGCGTACTCAACAACGGGCGGTAACACGGTGCTTGGATACGATCAGTCGTGGAATCCGGCAGGTGATACTTGGTACCATGTTGCGTATGTTCGTTCTGGTGGCTTCATCTATCACTTCGTCGATGGCGTTCAGCTAGGCACCGAGATCGCGATCAGTGCTACGTTGTTCGCGGCGACCCAACCGTTAACGATCGGGACCATATTCGCTCCCGGATTTCTTCAGGGGCTTAACGGGTGGATGGACAATGTACGCATCACGAAAGGCGTCGGCCGATACACAGAAAACTTCACGCCGCCAACAGAGGAATATCCAGTTGAGGACTCAGACTGGGCCAGTGTTGTCCTGTTGACGAATCTTGATGGAGCCGACGCTGCAACGACCTATACGTCTGAGGACGACGGACTCAGAACAGCGACCTTCGTTGACAATGCCCAGCTTGACACTGCGCAGTTCAAGTTCGGAGTGTCCTCAGGTTTATTCGATCATGCGACCGACGAGATAACTTTCCCAACTCACGTCGATTTTGATTTTGGTACCGGTGACATGACCGTCGAATTGCAGGTACGGATGGTAGATATCACCGACGTTAATTTGATTCGGTGGGGAAGCGCTGTGACGGGATTGATTTACGTCAATGCTTCCAACAAATTAGTTTTCTGGTCGCAGAGATCAAATAGACTTGTAGGTACGACTTCGGTGGTCGCTAACACATGGAGCCACGTCGCTCTTGTTAGGGATAGTGGTACGTTCGAGATGTTCCTCGATGGGGTTACACAGGGAACTGTCGTACTAGCTCAAACGTATGATCAGGCTGTGTTTAGCCTCGGTCACGGTGGACCGAACGCAATGGACGGGTGGATAGATGAAGTGCGCGTCACAAAAGGCGTTGCCAGATACACGGCAAACTTCACACCACCGGTAGCACCGTTCCCGGTAGGCCCACCAGTTGCTGTAAGCGGCGGACTTCTTGTTGGGGATGCAGATTCCGATACGACACTAGATGGGATAGCAATAAGTGTCACTGGGTATTTCAACCCCAAGCTGGTAACGGACGCAGAACTGAACGACGTTACCGACCCAATAAATACATCCGCTGGCAAGATTCAGGGCGCAACGGTATACAACATCACGCAAGATGCCATGGCAACGGCGAAAGGTGAGGATGACGATTCGGTCTGGGTTGACGGAGCCGGTGCAACTATCAATACACCGGTTTAGTGTGTATACTCAGCCCACCAACAATATAGGAAGACAGATATGAACAAGCAGCAAGTCGAACTGGCCGTAGGGGCAGGTATGGAAATACTCGGCGACAAGTCTGAGATTGTTATCCCCGTGAAGCTGAACGATGGGGTCTTTCTCCTGAAGCAGCTTTTGAGGCTGATCGCCAGCGGTCAGATGGGCCTGCAACCAACAGTGCAGCAAGAGCCGCCTATTGCCCCGAACGCCCAGCCCGGCACTCCCGGCCCAGAGAAGCGTGCCGTTGCTCGTAAGAAACGAGTCAGTAAGAAGAAGAAGAAATAATGTTCGATGACATCATCACTGATATTTTGAAAGCGGAGGGTTGGGATACATACACCAACCGACCGAACGACCGTGGTGGCCCTACTAAGTGGGGCATCACTTATAAGGCTTGGGCCGAGTACGTTGGGTACGACCCAACCGAAGAAGGCATCAAAGCGATCACCGAGTCGGAAGCCCGAGTGTTCTACGAGGAGGAGTATGTTCGCGCCCCCCGCTTTGATCTCTTGCCCGGAATTTTACAGCCTATGGTTGTCGACTGCGGCGTGAATCACGGACCCCGAGCCGCGTCCAAGTGGGTGCAGCGAGCGATCGGCGTGAAGCAGGATGGAGCCATTGGCCCGAAGACTCTCGGCGCGGTCAATACTGCAAATCCCCTAACTACCTATCTGAAAATCTGCGCATTCCGCGTCAAATTGTATGGTCGGATCGTCACAAAGGACCCTACACAGGCCGAAAACGCTTGGGGCTGGAATAACCGTGCGGCGAAGTGGATGCTTTTACTTGCCGACCATGTGGGTGATAGGTAGACTTATATTATGAACTGGATCGCAAAAATGTTGGGCGGGAAATTCGCTGAGAAAGTCGGCGATTACTTCATTGAAAAGCAGCAGCTAAAGAACAAGCTCAAGCTCACAGTGCTGCAAGGTAAGATTGACCTTCAGACGGCCAAGGTGCAATCCAAGATTGCACAGCAGAACCACATCCAGAACTGGGAGATGCGGTCCCTCGAACTACATTCGAAAGGATGGAAGGACGAGCTTGTTCTACTCGTCGTACTCTTTCCGTACATCGGCTGCTTCATTCCCGTTGTACAGGATTACATCAATACTGGCTTTGAATACCTAGCGAAAATGCCCTACTGGGCCGTTGGACTCACAGTTGCAATTTGTCTCGCAATCTATGGCATCCGACACAAGAACGCTTCGAGGATTCAAGCCCCCGGACTTCGCGATAAGGATGTAGAACCGGAGGGGTAGTGCCATGTGGGAAACTATACGGATGTTCGTATTCCCAACGGATCGCAAAGTGAGCCCAGTATCGGGCATCACCATTCTCGCGTTTTGGTTTTTCGTCGGTTGGAGCCTTGGCATGGTCCCAGCACTCGGATCGGGGTTTGCCAAAGCCAGCGACGTTCAGTCGATCACGGTAAGCCTGTTGGAAACTTCAATACTTGATCACCGCACACGTTATTGCCAAGCACCCGATGGCACTGACATGAAGTCGTATTTTTTCGCCCAGACTCAGAACAAGGTCAGAGAATATAAATCTACCACTGGGTCTGAGTTTCAACTACCGCCATGTAAGGACCTAGTTTATGTCGCCGCTACCAGTACCACAGACGCAGATTAAGATGCCAAAATATTATTGCATTCCCCCGGTCATTAAGGGGAATGTCGCTATCGGGCTGGAGAAGTTTTCAGACATGCTCGATCAGGTTGGTCCCCTCCACATCCTGCATTACGAGGAAACCGAGACGGAATACCTCGATGATGAGTTCAACCCCAACTACCAAGCCTATATGGACATGGAGAAGGATGGCAGATTTGTTTGCTTTACTTTGCGATTGGGGTGGAAAATGGTGGCCTATTTGCAGTACTATGTATTTCGTGATATGCATACCCAACGTGTGTTGAACGCTAGAGAGGATGCTTTCTTCGTTCATCCACTGATGCGAGGGCAAAAGATAGCCCCGCAGCTACTCGCATATGCTGAAGACGCTCTCAAGGCGCTCGGTTGCCGATACGTCGGTATGACAAGCAAAGCCCCTGTCGGTGCACCCGACATTGGCCCGTTTTTGGAGAGGCGTAATTACCGGCCAATCGCCGTGTACTACGCGAAGAAATTGGAGACTTAGCATGTGTTGCAGTGATCCCCCAGCGCCACCTGACCTTGGCCCTATGTCTGAAGCGAGTACGGAAATCGCACGGATAAATCAGCAGACTTCCCAAGAGCAGCTTGCTTGGGGGCGGGAACAAGATGCGATGAATCGAGAGACGCTCCAACAGGTCCTCGACGTTCAGTTGCCTGCGATGCAGGCCCAGTTCGACACCGCACAGGCCGACCGCAAACGCTACGAGGAATTCTTCCGTCCGTTTGAAGATGAGTGGGCGAAGGAAGCTGCGAGCTACGATACCGAGGAGCGACGCCAGCGAGAGCGGGGCATGGCTACGGCTGATGTCAGTTCTGCGTTTGATGCTCAACGCCGCAACTCCCTACAGCGGTTGGAAAGCTACGGTGTCGATCCTTCCACCACACGTAACCAAGCACTCGATATTGGTGTGCGCACTCAGGAAGCCATGGCTTCTGCCGCCGCCGCTACGGGAGCTACCCGTCGAGTAGAGGATGTTGGCCGGGCGCTGAAGTCTGACGTCATTAACTTAGGTCGCGGCGCATTGTCGAACGCTGCCGGTTTCTATGGTCAGGCCGTAGGTGCTGGTGGTCAGGCCCAGCAAGGCGCACTCAACACTACGCAATCTGGCGTTGGAGCCATCCAGTCTGGTCTTGGTTTCTCAGGACAGGCATTACAAGGCTACGGTCAAGGTGCGGGCATTGCGAGTCAGGGCTTCGGTAATCAGATGCAGCAGTGGAACGCTGGGCAGAACCAAACTGCCGGTATGCTCCAAGGTGTCGGCGGCATTGCTGGTATGTTTATGGCTGATGGTGGTGAGGTCGAGGGTGTACCGACGGGTGCGGTTGCTGGTCAGCAGCAGCTTCCGCGCCAAGCTATTCCATTCCAAGAGGATGGTGAAGTATACGGCCCCGGTGATGGTTCAGGTATTGATGATCGCATTCCGGCACAACTGTCAGAAGGCGAGTTTGTTATTCCCGCAGATGTTGTGCGTAAGAAAGGCGAGGAGTTCTTTGAGAAGCTGATCGAGCAGTACCACACACCTGCCGCACAACAGAGGATGGGCTAATGGCTACCGGACTAGGTGCATTTACCGAGGGGCTGCAAGGCGGTATGGCGGCTCGGCAGAAGTACGATCTGAACAAGCAGTACCAACGCATCCTGTCTGACAGGGGTGATATTGCTGACAGGGCTTGGAACGTACGTCAGGCGGCTGATGAAGCAGATTGGATGTACACCCATAAAAAAGAGGGTATGACTGCTGAACAGGCGATGGAGGGGTATACCCCCAACCAACGCACAGTCCACAAAGACCCTGCCCTTATGCGCCTTGGCAAATTCCTTGGTGGGAAGATCAAAGGTGCGTTCGGTAGTCAGTCTGGCGTACCCGAGGCAGACTTCGCGTCGCCCGAGATCGCCCCGACCAGCCCAGTTCAGGCGCAGGCACAAGGCGGTAGTTTCCAACAGGGTCAGGGAATCCCCGGACAGGGCGGTCCTATGCAGCCGCCGATGATGGCTGATGGCGGCTCCATCGATGATGAAATGGAGCGGCAACGAGCATTGGGACGGAGGACAACAGGGACTCTTAATCGCGTACCGGAAACGGCTGGTGGGGTTGGCCCCGATATGATGCGCGACATTGGTCGTGGCGTCACGGAAGGCGCGTTCGATGATACGACACGCGCATGGGGAGCCGCCGATGAAGCCATGGGTGAGCGTTCGCGAGCTATCAGTGAAGCCGAAGGCGCAAGGGAAACCGGTGGCGCTATCCGTGACTGGATGTGGGAAGGTACCAAAGGCACTATCAAAACCGTCGCTGCACTTGCGAAAGACGTAGTTGTCGATAATCCGCTGGTACAGGGTGCTCTAGGCTTTGCAGGTATGGATGGCGGTGGTGAGCAAGGTATCCCAACTCTACAACAAGGTGGTGAGTACCCAATCCCGGATGACTTCGACCCGAACATGAAGCTCGCAACTGATAATGCCATCGATGCTCCCGACAAGACGGATGGGCAGATGGCAGAAGAAGCCATGAACGAGGGTGAAATTCAGGCGCTTGAGAATCCAGACTTCGCGAAAATGGCTGCGGAGGGCACCCGACCCGACGACCTACCTACCATGACCACACTGGAGTGGGCGGACTACCGCAGTGCCATGTTCCAACAGGAGTTGGAACGCGGTGCAGGTGTGAAGGAAGCATATGAGGCAGTTGAGTTCGCGACGGTTGAGGTACAGATGCGTGGTTTCCAACGCGGCGCTCAACAGGCCGCACAGTTTCTTATAGGTGGGCATAACGAGGAAGCTGCCCTAGCGCTGACCAATGCATACCAATACTTCCCGAATGGTGCGGGTATCAGGTTTGGGTCCGTCACTGATCCGAAGACTGGACTGCCTGCGCTCATTGCAATGGGCACGGATGAGGAAACTGGGGAGCCTACTGGTGCACCCATGCTTATTACTAACGACCGACTGAGTACTATGGTTGCCCAGATGTCTGACCCCAAGGCGTTTTCTGCATGGACGAAAGATGGACACCAACTCCAGTTGGATATTGCGAAGCTCGAAGAAACGCAGAAGCATCACACAGCTATGGAAGGCATCTACGCCACTAATGCTGAGACGGCCCAGATGAGGGCACTGGCTTCTGGTGAGAGTGGTGGCCTCTCTGCTTCAGAAATGCGTCTGCGGGAAGGTGTGTATCGAGATGTAATTAGTCAGGACTTAGACTTGGCTCTTGACAACCCTGAACATGCTCGTTCCCTCGCTCGTGCAATGACCAAACTGGAGTCGATGTATCCGGGCATAGATCAGAATGCGGTGGTCGATGAGGTCTATAGGGCATACGAAGCCGATCGGAAGAACATGAGCGGTGTGGAGGCGCTGATAAATCCACAGGCGCAGCAGACTGGCATACCGGAGGGTTAATATGTCCCTATCCTCCCTTGAGGAATATCTCGACCGTGAATTCGGCGAGCTACCAGCGTCCGGTCTTGCAGAACGGGCACAGCGGCGTGGTACGAGTTTACTAGCCGAAGCCCCGACGATACGTGCTAAAGCAGAGGTGGATCAAGCACCCTCTGGCATACCCGAGTGGAAGCCGCCGATGGATGCCCAGCCGGAAAAAGGCGGTATGGATCGTACCCGGCTGCTCGGTTCCGGTGTTGTCCAAGCTGCGGAGCTAGGTGTTGGTGCGTTGGAATATGTCGCTCGCCAAAACAAGTTTCTCCGTCCTACAGTCGCTCCTGCGATCGAGGGCGTCAGGCAGGGTCTTGCTGGGGTACGTGAGGGTATAACGAGCGGGATTTCAGAAGACTACCTTGCTCATGTTGGCGGCGAGCTTCTGACACTTGACCCTGATAAGACCATTTGGAGGGGTGGCCCTATCGAAGTTGCCGATGCTATTTACGGCAAGTTTTTACAGTCGCTCCCATCCACTTTGCTAGTCATGTTGCCAGCCGCCCGGATGATGAGGGCAGCGCAAACTTCTGGTGCACTGACTTACTTAGGTGCGTCAGAAGGCACGCTTTCCCTCGGCGGGATACAGAACAACATCGCCGACGAAATTACCGCTATGACGCATGAGGAACTCCTGAAAGAGTCCCAGCGTTACGCACAAGTTTATAAGGAGGTTGGCGACGAGGTTACTGCCCGCCAGAACTTCACCGCAGAGACTCAGGGCTTGGCCCCTGTGATCGGTGGTGTCAGCGTCGCAGCGATCTCTATGGTTACTGGTCGCCTACTTAGACCTGTATTCGAGCCGATGAAAGACGCCGCTGGTGTCCAAGTCGGTATGGGTCTGGGCAAACGGATTGGCACCGGCTTCGCAGCAGAGGCACCGCAGGAAGGTAGCCAAGGTGCCGTCGAGCGTATCGCTGAGAATGCTGCCGCCCAAGCGTACGATCAGGACCGCAGGCTGTCCTCGGGCGTAGCTGAAGCATTTGCCCAAGAAGGGCTCATAGGTGGCCTGACAGGCGGTGCTGTAACTGGTGCTGTTGGACAGCGACCACAACGTCCACCGACTCCTCTACCGCCCCCTGCTGAAGACGAGGGTGGTCAGCTTGGCCTACCGGGCTTTGGTCCAACCACGAAAGAGCCGGGCTTTGGTATTGAGCCAGAAGGCTACCGTCCTCCCGAGATGACCCCAGAGAGGGCCGCTGTACCGGGTGTCATGCATGCCGAGCAGCAACAGGATATATGGCCTGATCCGGGTACGACTGAAGGTGTCATGGTGCCACCAGAGCAACGTGCGGGACAGGGTGTACTACCTCTCGGCATTGCTGGTACTGCCCCCCTAGCTGAACGTGGTCCCGGCCAGCGTGCGTTGACCGAGGTTGATGAGCCTATACCAGACGGGCTTGACCAACCCACTGCGGAGCCGCAGGAGGACTTGCAGGCACAGATTGAGGACATGCGTAAGCCATCTGGCCGCAGCGCCGTCTACGTTTCACCCGAGCAAGGTCCAACCGATCAACTGCAACTGCCGAAGGGCGCGGTCATTATTCCGAACTTCGATGGAAAGGGCGGACGGTTGATCGCGAAGAACCAACAGGCGGCTCAGTACGCACGTGAGAGACGCGCTGAAGGTGGTTCAATGCAGGCGATCATCGGTGAACTCACCATGGCTGGTACTGGCAAGCCCAACGTACGAGCCGGGTACGCCGTACAACTGCTCGACGAGAACGGTGCCGTTGCACGTGAGTCTCTTAAAGCTACGAAAGCCGAAGCGAACGCATTGAAGAAAGAGTGGGGCGCTGATGGCGAGGTTCGTATCTTGTCCGGTCCCGAAGCACTTGCACGCAGGAGTGACATACTGGAGAAGGAACAGATTGATCTTCGCACCGAAGACCCCACTGCTGTTGCTGAAGCCACAGCCGACTTGTTCCCTGAACAGCCCCAGCCTCTTACTGGTGCCGAGCAGCGTTCAACGACTGAGGGTATAGCAGTTCGCATGTTCGATCAGGAGAACAACCTGCTTGACGAACAGGTGTATGACACCCAAGAAGAAGCCGATTTGGATGCGGAGCTTTTCAGGACTGATCCTGAGTTAGCTGACGCACGTATTGTAGTTCAGCCGGTGCGTACGAAACTCCCACCCACAAAAGCTGGGGTCACTACTACGCAGCAGATTCCGCAGAGGGAGCTTAAGGGTCCACCCGAGGGACCGCCACCGCGTCCTACTAGTGAGAAAGTTGCGGAGCCGAAACCCAAAGAAGCGCTGCTATACCAAGACGAGATCGAGGAATTCGATGAGACTATAACGACTAAGGAAATCGAAGACTTGCCCGAGTTCGATGTCCTTTATGTTGTGGCGTCAGAAGCGGTGAACCCGGACAAGACAACTCGCTACGACGAGAGGTCGGAAGTTAAATCTTTCAGTACTCGGAAAGCCGCTCGTGCGTTTGCAACACGTGCGCGGAACAAGGCGCAGAAGCTCGCCACCAAGTACGGTACAGAAGCTACGGAGTCGAGGATCATTGAACAGACATCGCCAGAGTTGGAGAGTAAGTTTCAGGCAGCGGTTCAGTCGAGGGCCGATATCCAACAGGGTGTTGAAGTTCCATTGGGTACGCAGTATGAAACTGCTGAAGCTGCCACAGCAGCAGCCGCCCCCGACATTGGTGCTAGGAAGGAGCTTATTAGCAAGTGGCGTAAGAAGAACATCACTGTCTCGCAGAAGAAGCAATTCATTCGTCGCCAGAGAGCATCGGTGTTACGTCGCAAGGCGAAGGTCAAGAAGGTTCGCGATACCCCGGTCATTACTAGGGCTGGACAGAAGCTTGTCAGCACAAAAGCATTGACCTATGAAACCGTATCTGGTGAAGAAACAGTTGCAAAAGCTGCCGAGCGTGTGGCCGCAGTCAAGGAAGCAAACACGCGTCTCAGGTATGCATTGAATCGCGCCAAGAAGTTCCTCGGACGGTTTGAGACTGGTGGCGAGTACGGAGTGTTTATCGCCGAGAACACTGACGACACTGGACAGAGGACACAAGCTGCACGTGACTTCTTACGAGCACGTGATGCGTTCACACAACTTACTGAGTTGGCGCAGTCGACTCTTGCTTCAGGAAACACTAGCAACGCCCATGCAGCACTCGCGAAGAAGGTTGCTATATCATTAGAGCGCATCAAGTTGAAGAAGATGTCGCCTGATCAGTTCGTCAAAGAGTTCGCAGCTATCAGTAAGGAAACTGAAGCCATGATGCTCCGTAGGGCGAAGGTCAAGGAGTCCGTCGAAACGCGAGAGGAGAAGATCGAGAAGTACAACAAGGAGCAGGCAAAAGCTGCCAAGCGTCTTGAAACGCTGGAGTCAGTATGGAAGGGCGATCTGGTATGGGATGAGATTGTTAATCCAATCTTCCGCAAGTTCAGCGAGATAGCGCAGTACAACGCAGCAGACCCCTCCAAGAATGCGTACTACACACCGACGACTGAAGAAGTCGAAGCACTGCGTTATGCGATGCGTACGTATCGTAAGATGACAGAACGTTACCCGACCGATACTTTTTACAAACCATTGAAGGCGCAGCTTACCTACTATGGTTTCAAATTCAACTCGGACGGCGATGTCATTGTCGAAGACTTCTCGCCGAGTGATTATTTATTGGGGCCGGGCTTCCAAGCCAAGCTCGGTATATCCAGTCAAGCTGCCGAGCCGCCGACCCAGCCCACTGCACCGGTCTATGTGAAGAAGCCTGTAAAGAAAAAGGGTGAGAGCGTTGCTGAATACAACGCACGTGTTCGTGAGTGGTTCCGCAAGAAACAACGTAAGGGTGTTGATCCATACGGCCACGCCGGGGTAGAGACTCCGCGTATAACCGTGGATTCGCCCGTTACAGACGTGAGTGGTAAGGTTCTCGTTGGTGCGCGAATATCGCCAGTGAGTGAAGGGGTGAGCAAGGCCGTTAGCCCGACAGCGATTCGCGAAGCCCAAGAGACTGCCGAGAACCGTAGAGCGGTTCAGGATATACGTACAGCAAGGGCGTTGCTCCAAAGGTTTAAGGATATGGTTGCACCGTCCAAGATGACGATTACCGGCATCAAGCGACAGGAGCAACGCTTCATTCGTGGCCTGCGTAAGATCGGTGCATGGACGGATGTGTCTCCGGGTATAGGTCGTATCAGTATGGGTGGTTTCAGGTCAAGAACTTATCGTCTCGTTGGCCCCCGTTTGGATGCGCATACGATGAATAAGGCCGATGCGAAAGCGAGTGTCGCACGTATGAACATAGCGATGCCGCGTGAGTTACTGCCGGTAGCACGGCGTATGGATGTTGCACCCCCACGGCCCGGCGAACAGAGTGCTGCCGAGCGCATGGAAGAACTCGTCGAGGAGAACAACAGAGAGTTCTTCTTGGAGGAACTTGCACTCGAAGAAAACACACCCGCCTTAGATAATGCTGCCAGTGTCGTAGGTGATATGATTCGTGACAAGTATTCACGAGCGAATATCGGCGACGTACTCGATGCAATCACCGAAGCACTGCCTGAAAGCCACTTCTATCATCGCCTCGCTGTTAAGCTGAAGTCGATGGGCATGTCAGATGTGACGTTGCAATTCGATTGGGCAGGGACGAAGTTCCACGGCAAGAAGCGTAACAACTACGGTGTGTTTGACCCAAGCACTAACCGTGCGTATCTGAACCGACGTCGCATGGGTGATGACAAGAGTGCGATGACCGGTGCGAAAGCGATACACACCATATTACATGAGACATTGCACGCCGCTACGCATCGCTCGTTAGCGCATAGCACACCGCTGCGTAACCAGATGTTCCAGATTCGTGCGGCGGCTCACCACGCATGGGCGCGTCAGTTCGGTGCCAGCACTGTTCCAGTTGGCTTGAAACTGACCAACGCAGCAGGCGACCTCGCGCCGATCGATGAGTTCGTCGTGGAGGTATTTGCTGACGAGAATATGCAAGACTTCCTGCGCGACGTACCTGTAGAGATGGAAGGCGCAACCACCTTCCTAGCGTCTGCATGGGCGCGTATCAGAGACGCCATCGTTGAAATTCTGGGGTGGGGTAATGTACCAGAGGTTCACAACCTCCTTGACGCATTCATGTCGACTGAGGCACAGGTGTTTGAAGGTGCTGGCGTAGCTCGTGGGGGTAGCGAGTCCTTGGACATGGAAGCCTACGATACACCGCTGCGCGACATCGCGATGCCGTTCATAGAGCGCTTCATAGGCACCAGTGGCATTCTCCAACGTGTGCGTGAGAAGGGCAACAAAGCAATCTTGGCGCTCACATCGATGGAGCAGTTTGTCGAGCGGTTCACTGGTAAGCTAATTTTGAATGGCCGTGACTTGATTCAAGAGTACGACCAGTCCTTCCGCCGCCGTAACGCTAAAGCTGCGATGCATCTCGAAGTACCGCAAGAGCTTTCTGGCAGGTGGACTAAACTCGAAACAACCAACCCTGAAGATGCTCTCGCGGTTTCGCAGGTTGGTACTGAAGCGTCGCTACTGACGATCGACCCACGTGTTGCAGTGACCGACGAAGCGAATGCGCATCTTGGTGAGGAGCTACACGCGGATCACCAGCGGCTTCACAGTGCGTATTCAGCACTGTCAACAGAAGGCAAGGCTGTCTTCAATGATGCGCTCGACTATTACGCCAATGCGTTAGAAACAGAAACCATGTTCCTGATGCAGTCGGCGTTGCGCGGTATGCTATCGACGAGTGACACACCTGCGCTGTCAACAGAGGAATTCGAGAAGAAGTTCAGCATTGCGGAACTGAAGAAGCTGAAGACCCGCGAGGATTTATCTGGAGCGTTATCAGAGTTCTTCGAGGAGGGGGGCAAGCGCGACATACTTGACACACTTTATAAGATGTCCATGGTGCCGCGTAAGCGCCAAGGAATCTACATGCCCATGATGCGATACGGTGATGACATCTCTTTCGCTGAGAAGGCACGGGAAGACGTAATTTACGAGGATCGAAAGGAAGCAATGGCGAAACGAGCCGAGCTTCTCTCTGATGACCCAACGCTCGATGTAGGAGTGTTTCCAACAGAGGAAGGGAAGTTTGCATTGCGCACGGTTGAGCGGGTATTCATCATGGGAGAGTCTGTCTCTGAAGTGGAAACACTGAGAGACGAAATGGTGGCGGACCCGAGCAATGATCTTACAGCCGATGATTTCTTCGATACACAGAAGCGGCTGGCGAAGGAAACCCACGAGGCGATAGAATCTAACGCAGCGCTCAGTAGCATACTGAAGACGCTCAGTGGGAACAACGCTGCACAAGCAGCGATCAAGAATTTCTACCTACGCAACCTTTCCGAACAGTCGTTCCGTAAGCACGAGATCAAGCGGAAGAATCGGAAGGGCGTGCGTTACGACTTGCAACACCGCAACCTCGCAACCTATGCGAAGCAGGCGTCGTACTACACGGCCCAGCTTGAGTTCGGCTGGAAGATGAGTAAGTCGCTACGTGACATGTATGACGTAGCTACCAGAACTAAAAGTCCGTCCGGTACCGAAGGTGCCAAGCTGACCGAAGTCGTTAAGCATTTGCGATCACGCGATGCGCTCAGTGCCGATCTGCCTACACGCAATAAGCTCGTTTCCAAGAGCATCGAGGCAACTCACTTCTTCATGCTGGCGTCGCCGTCGTACTGGGCGATCAATGCGTCACAACCATGGTTAGTCACGTTGCCAACACTGGGCGCACGTCATGGTTGGATGGCTAGTGCGTCAGCTATGAAGCAGTTCCAGAGTGCGATTTTCAAAGACCTCGCTAGGGAAGCTGCCGAGATGAAGGGCGGGCTGACAGCGTTCGGTGGTGATACAGCACGCGTCGAGCAAACGTTCAACATCATTCGCCAGATCGAGAAGCGGTTGGAGTCGGAATACGGAGCCGATGCAAAGGGCTACGTCGAGCTTCTTGAGTACCTTCGTGCCAACCACATCATCGACATCAATGTGTTTACCGAGATGCGTGACATCGCCGTAGGCAAGAAGAAGACTGCTTGGGATAAAACCATAGATGCGTCACGTATCATGGCTCACCTGACTGAAGTGAATAACCGTGTCGTGACGGCGCTGGCTGCGTACCAACTCGAACTCAACGAGACTGGCGATGTCAAAGCTGCCCGCGACTACGCTGGTAAGATGGTGTCGCAAACACAGTTCAACTACTCAGCGGAGAATAAGCCACCGGTCTTCCAGAAAGCACCACTCCTGTTCCAGTTCATGCAGTGGCCGCAGCACATGTACGCACACTTGATACGCAACTATCAGGGTATGGTGAAGGCGGGTGTCATGGAGAAGTCAGAAGCGCGTAGCGCTCTGCTCGGTTTGATTGGAACCCACGCTGCCGTTGGCGGTATGACAGGCATGATGCTCCAGCCGATCAAGTGGGCATTCGGTCTGACGCTGATGGCCTTTGGTGACGAAGACGAGCCATACACATTCACCAACGCCGTCTCTGGTCGCAGCTACGATCGCATGGTCGCTTCACTTGCAGACAGTGCGTTTGGAACCACTGCGGCCACGTTTATTTCGAAGGGCATTCCGGCAGGACTCGGTATTGATCTCTCAACGCGTATGTCAATGGGTACTGTGTACTTCGTTGATCTCCGTGGTGACAATGCCCAAAGCGTGTTAGGTAGCATGGTGGCTTCGTTCGGTGGCGCAACACTCAACCAAGGGCTCAAGTTTGCAACGGGTGCTGGGAAGATCATGGATGGTGATGTGTATCGCGGACTCGAAACGATGATGCCGAAGATCGCCCGAGATGTGATGCGGGCCGGAAGGTACTATAATGAGGGTCTGGTGAATAACGCAGGTGACACGGTGATCCCTGCATCTGAGATGAGCGTCGGTGAAGTGATGGCGCAGTTCTTCGGGTTTGCGCCGACCGACATAAGTCAGGCTTACGAAGCGCAGAACATCCTCAAAGATGTAGAGGGCTACAACATCGATCGCCGCATTGGTCTAATGCGAAGGTTCCGTGACGCATCAACAGCAGATCGCAGCGGAGTGTTGGCAGATATTAAGACATTCAATCGCAGCAACCCAGCCGAGCGAATTACCGTCTCGGCGCTACTACAGAATCGGCGAGCGCAGAGAGTGCGTGAAGCAAGGTTCGAACGATATGGAGCAAACATAGATGAACGCAAAGCGAGGTTCTACGAAAAATACGCCGACCCGTACCGGGACGAATAAGAAGTGTCCCAAGTGTAAGCGCCAGTCGCTTGCGAAAGACGGTTTTACTCCTTCTGGTAAGCAGCGGTACAGTTGTAGCAAAGTGGTTAGTGGTGACCGCAAGTTCTGTTACTCAACCACCAACCCCGACGCTCCGTACCGAGATCAAGCGGGTGATGCGAGAGAGCCTGATCAGAATCCCCGGTTCGCGAGAAAGTTGACAGGTATCAAGCGTTTCGTTATCACAAGCGCGCAAAACGCGACGCCGATCCACGACAACTTCTTTGCGTCCCTGATGAATTACTGCGACTACAACAGCGCAGAGCTAGTGGTCATACCGCTTCGATACAAGAACGCCACGTCGCGGTGGACGAAATCGCAGGAAAACGCAGAGGTTTGGGACCCAGCGCTTAAGCCGTTTCTTTATAACCAGCGTAAGAAGCTCAACGAGAATCTGGTACTGGTTGCCGATGTCAAGACACAGCCGACCGCTGCCCAACCGCTGTCACGATTCGACTCGTTGACCGAGGGTGAGTCAGGCATCATCGGACATACGAAGGTGCAGATGAAAGTCATCCCTGTCCCTGCCGGTCGCTTCCCGAAAATCTTGGCGACTACCGGCGCGTGCACAGTGAAGAACTACACCGACACGAAGGCTGGTAAAGTTGGTGAGTTCCATCACACACTCGCTGCTCTTGTTGTCGAGATCGTTGGCAAGAAGTTCTTCGTTCGCCACATCAATGCGACGAGGAATGGATCGTTCATTGACATCGATCGCGAGTACTCACCCGCTGGTGTCGCGAAGGCTGATCCTGCCCTTGCCCTAGTCTTCGGTGATACGCACCGCGAGTTCATCGATCCCAAGGTAGAGAGGTGCACGTATGTAAAAGGCGGCATGGTCGACGTACTCGATCCGCAGCACCTTATCTTCCATGATCTACACGATGGCTATGCTCGCAACCCGCATCATCGACTGGACCCGTTCAGCGAGATCGCGAAGCGAGGAGTCGATATGCACCTTGTTAAGCGCGAGGTCGAGGATGATGTTAAGTGGATCAAGCGCGTTATCAGGCGCAGAAAGGCTGTCATAATCCCAAGCAACCACGACAACTTCTTCGCCCGGTGGATCATCGATACCGACTGGCGACAGGACCCGGACAATGCCAGCTTCTATCTGGAGACTGCGAAGGTCATGGTCGATTCCACACACATGACTGATAGTGGTATGTCACGGATCGATCCTTTCACGTACTGGGTTGATCAATGGAAGGGTAAGGCTCCTATCACATGTCTGAAACGTGACGAGAGCTTCATGCTCGGTGGTGTCGAGCTATCGATGCATGGCGACATGGGACCCAACGGATCACGGGGCTCACGGATGAACCTCCGACGCATCGGTGTCAAATCGATCGTAGGGCACAGCCATACGCCCGGTATCGAGGAAGGCTGTTACCAGACCGGCACTAGCACTCCGCTGAAGTTGGAGTACAACAGTGGCCCCTCAAGCTGGCTACAAGCACACGTGGTTCTATACGCGAATGGCAAACGAGCCATCCTCCCCATCATCGATGGGTCATGGCGTTTTGAGTCGTAAAAAGGGGGTGTCGTGGTAAGGGGCTAGTGTCGATCGTTTGGCACAGCCCCTCTCACGAAGCGGTTTTTCCTAGATGGGGCGGTTATTGGCGTCTCGCTTATACGAGCGGTTTTTCTTGCGCGTCACTACGCGGCGATTTGATTTGGCATTGGAACCTCCGTTGGACAGAGCCTTCTTATGATCTACTTCTTTACCGTCACCTTTTTTGACGGTGCCTTCTTTTTCCGCCTCGCGCCGGGCTTTGTTCCGCGCCGCTCTCTGCTTTTTCGCTTTAGGCGTTCCATGGTACTTCCTGTAGTACTCGGGGCTTCGTTCTCGCTTACCCATTGCTCTGCTCCAAGGCGTTTAATTTCGCGTTGAGCATACCAAATAATTTTGTTCAGGTCATAAATATCAGTGGTTCCCTCCTTGCGTCCCAGCCTATATATAGCTTTGAATATGTTCCCTTGAGCGAAGTTCATGTTCAGGTGCTCAATGAGGTCCTGCATTTCCGCTGCGCCTTCCGGCAGTTGATAGTAAACAGCAGTGTCGCCGTGGGGTATGACTGTCATTTTATCCATGATGTGCAACCTGATCCTTTCTTTATAGGAGAACTGGGGGGCGGGGTGTTCTCGGCCCCACTATAAAAACTTTGGTATTCGACGGCCCAGACTCCACGCCATCGAGCGTCGTAGTGGTCAGGACACAGTTGTGCGAACCCGGTTCCACTATCGTAATGGTTCGTTGCCAGTCACCAATGATCGAGTCCAAGTTCTGAACTGCCGTACCATCACAGTAGAGGGTATAGAAGTCCAACTCCTGCTCCAGCAGTGGGGCGTTATCCGTATACGAATCCGGTGGTACGTAGGAAATATCGAAGTCCACTGCAAACACGAGGGTTGCCAGTGAAAGCAGTGCTACTGTTCTTAATATCGCTCGTTTCATGGTGCTCTCCATATAATAATGATGGTTCCAATGGCGAAGCACAATGACCCCGCGAGGTAGAACCAGAAGGGTAGTAGCTCAATAAATTTACTCATTACCCAGCCTTTGAGTCTTCTATATGTACAGATAGGACGACTCGCCATGGGTACGTCCACGATTCATCCCCCCTCCGAACGTATATATATTCGGGATGCCTCGTAACGACGTTCACGTCTTCAAGGACCGTAGATGCCTCAGCTTTTTTGTGCTCAATTGTGACTTTCATCGTCCTCTCCTATAGTGAGGTCTTCCAGTTCGATATTGAAGTCGTAGCATATAGCACGGGACATCGCCCATGATGTTCCGGCCCCAAGGGTTGCCCTGTGCTCAAACATACCGGCTTCGAGTTTGAAACGTTGCTCCAGATCACCCGACATGTTTAATTGCCGCGTCTTATAGAGCCATCGTTTGAAGTCACCCTTAGCTACCCGCAGCTTGCCTTGCTGCTGACCAATCTGGTACGTGAGCTTCCGTAGGTGTGAATGGTTTCCAACTATGACTGGCTCATATTTACCACCAGCACTCGTTCGTAGATTCTCTACGACGAGCCGTTCGTGTTGGTGCTGCATCATGTACGCGAGCAGTAGTTCTTTCGGATCAGTAGCACTGCGAGCGGAGCCAACACGGGCGCGAAGCTGTTTGAATTTTCTCTGCAAATACTTTATCAGCTTCATCAGATCGAAGTTGGCACACCCCGCTATGTTCGCCATTTCAGCACCGGCCATCAGCGTAGCCATCGTAGCGATCCAGTAGCGTTCTGCTGCTTCCGCTTTGAAGTGGCCCTCAAGTTTGATACGCCATTCGTCTACTTTACGTGCTACCTTATCTGTGTTGTTGGTGAGGTACCTAGCGTAATCCTGTCCAACCATTCCGTAGTTGCTCTGGAGTTCGGCAACCATGCTGGCGATACGTGGGTCAGCGACAGGGCGTTGGTTAGCGGAAATGGCAATCTCAAATATCCTGTATACACCTGCATCAGAAGCACCAGTCTCACTTGCCGCGAGATCAAAGACTGATTCGTTCGAGGTGCATATCAGCATCGTGTGCCAAGTCTGTGCTGCAATTGTTCGAGCACTGCGATCGGCGCGTTCACGGTCCTTTCCCTGCGTGACTTGGAAAGCTGTCTGAACGAACTCGTGCAGCGAGCGATCGTCCCCTCTCACTTCATCCCAATACACCGGCAAGTTCTGTAGGTACGCTACCTTGTTCTTCACGGCTGTGGATGTGTCGTTCAGCGTCATCGTGCCGAGCTTCGGGTTGCCCCATACAGCGGCGGCAGTCTCCAATGACAAGCTCTTACCAGCACTCGTGCCAGTCGAAACGATAGCCATGATCGCACCCGACTGCCCAGTGAACTTGATCAGCGGTCCAGCGAACGCCGAAGCGAGCATGACCATGATGTGCTCCAACCCCTGCTCGTTATAGAAGTTAAAGACATCGTTCCATCGGTCAGCTTTCCCAACGGGTATGAAATAGTCAGCGATACCCTTGTGTTTGTGGTTCGCGGTAACGACGCTTTTCTTGATCGACCCATCTTTGAAGAATGCAGCACCACCAGAGGCGAACCCAATGATGTTCTTGTCACCCTTGTCGTCCACTTTCTCGATCCACCCGAGTTGATCGGTGGTATCAAGTATCGCGTTTTCGTCCTGCAATTTCTGTAACCAAGTAGCCATGAGGTCCTTCCAATGTTTCTGCTCGTCTGTAGTTAGAGGTACGCCACGTATGCTGAGAGTCTCCCACGTTTTCGTGCTGCCCCACAAGTCACCACCTTGAACTTCAATGGCGATGGGCTTGCCCGACTTCGACTTCGCTTGTAGTACGTATGTATAGTCTCCAGTGTTCGTGGATTTCTGCGCCTGCATCAGCCGCCATGTGCGCTTCAGCACCCGTTCGTATACCCACTCCGCAGACTCTTTATCAAATACCTTACGCTCGGTACCGTCATTGCCGGGCATGGCCCTCCAGTTGTTAGGATAGTCGCCGACCAACCCCTGCACTGTTCCCAATTTAGGTATGACTGTACCCGTTTTGGGTACCTCGGCCTGTGGGGGTGTGGGGTCAACGTACCCGAGCGCCATGGGTGTCTTCGATTTCTTCGACTTGTATATGGGGCACGCTTGACACAATGCTGGATGCCAGCCTTCAAACGTCGAGCACTTCGTCGGCCCGGTCGTATCAGCGGCGAGTTTCTGCTGCCACTTTTCTTCAGTGGCGTCGTAGTCGTAGGCGATGTGCCTCGATGACATCGGATGAACCAGCTTCACGCCGCCGTCGAGATATTTTAGAAACAGGAGCGTGGAATTCCATTCAGGCTCGGACTGTTCTGCACCGCCCGTCACCATAATGTGCCGTAGCACAGCACAGTTACCTATCACCTGTTTGGTATATGCTTTGCGTGAGTTCTGGTTGGCTGAGTATTCATTCGTGACCGCTTTTCCTAACAGATGTGCGGGAATGCTGGTAGTTTTTACCAAGGGAAGACACTTCGCCAGTTCTTTCGGATCGAAGTCTTCGTCGGTTTCCCACACGAGTGTCACAGGTCGTGGGTTGTCGGGGTCCTTGCGATTGTGGGTGCCGGGTGGTCGCAATACTCGTGCGCTATCGCTGGTACACACGCTGTCAACGGGGAAGTTATGCGCAACGCAGTCGGCTTTCAAACCTTCAGCGAGCGGCAACCACTCAGCTACGGGGATGGCCTCCTTGAGCGGCCAGTACAGGTGAATCCCGTTGCCTGACTTAACCATCAACGATGGCCGGGGCATCTTCGTAGCGAGCAGGTATTCTTTAATCGCGGCGACGGCTGAACCATCAGGGCAATCTTTGTTATCGACGTCGAGCCACAATGCTTTCAGGTGACTGACGTTCTTCGCCGTGCGCTTGACACGCAACTTGTCAGTCGGAGTTAGGAATGTCTCTTTGAAGGATGCGAGGGCATAGTAGATCGTGTGCCCTTTGGAATCGAGATCGAGCGCCAGCTTTGCAGCAACATCGTGTCGCGTCATCGTGTAATGAATGAAGACCTTCTTGTCTTCTATTTTCACGTGATCCGCGATGCAGATGTTCCCGTCCGGGACAACTCGTTTTAGAAATTCTCTCGTTTCCATTACAACCCCACTAAAAATTGGGGCCGGTAAGGGGGAGGACCCTCACCGACCCCGGCGCTATCAATCGAGGATCGAAGATAGCATGTCAGTTATGTCAGCATCAGTGGCGGGCGACACGCCCTCCGGTGCCTTCACTTCTGACGGTTCAGCCTTGGGCTTCGCGGCCCTTGGCTTGGGGGGTTGTACTACCGGCGCTACCGGTGCGGGGGCAATAGCATCTTCCTCCACTGCCGCAGCGCGTTTTGGTTCTGGGGCTGGGGCGATGTCGTCTGTCGACTCAGAGAAATGCTGCTCCTCTGTGTTAGACGCTTCCGGGGGAGCCGACTCTGATGCTTCTGCGGTCGCGTTCGACTCGCTACTGGCTGCATCGCTATCGTCATCGGTAGTTCCCCCAGTCGCGTGCTCGGCAGACGTATCAAGGATACGCCTAACTGTATCGGAGTCGCGAAGCTCCTCCACAGCGCCAAACTCGGTTTCGTTGAGAAAGCGGCCCGGTTTGAAAGACAGCTTCGGGTACGACACCGTAGTATCAAACCCGATCTTGGTTGACAGCATGTACGGCGACAACCCTTTCGGTCCTAGCTTAATCTCAGCGTACTCTTTCAGCGGGTTCAAACTCGCTGGTGGAATGCGAAGTAGCATGGTGGGAAGGTCTTCGAGCTTCTTCTCGCCAGAGACGAGTGCTTCCAACTCATGCAGGAAAAGAACAACGACACGACGCACATCCTGACAGGCGCGTGTCTTCTTGCCCTCGTCAGTTGTCTTCGATCCCCATACATTCATGGGGCACGATGCGCAGGCCGCGTTGATCGCGTTTGGTACATCCGTATCAGGCTTCAGGCCATTAGCAGACCAACAGTCTGGCTTGGCAGTGTCGCCTTCGGTGTACTTGCCCTTGTAGTACGTCTTCGCCAAGAACTCACTCGACTGAATGAGAATTAACTCGACAGACTGTACGGCGTTTTCCTCGTCGTCCAAATAGACTTGTTCCTCGCCGCCCTGACGAACTCGCCATGTACGGCCTCGGTAAGAGATGATCGGGAAACCCGAGTGCACCCCACCTGAGAACTCTTTCCTCCCCTCCATTGCCGCAGATGCAGTTTGCAAGTGGGCAGGAAGGTTTGCTCGTGCGGCTACTAGATCAGTACCGGTCATGTTGCTCTCCTTACACCAATAAATATGGATTCGCTGTACTTGACGCCGGGAACGTCGATGCCACCGTCTAACAGTTCACGAACGATTTTCGCGTTCGCTTTCATGTCGATAGCTTCGAGGTTACCAGTGCTGACAGCAAAGTTATAAAATGCGTCGCGGTCTTTGACCGAACACGACGAACGGTTTTTCTTGTACGCTGTTCCTGCGTCGGTCGGTGCCGACTCAAGGCCCTCTTTATCGAGAGCGGCTAGGATCAGACCGTCGAGCTTAACAAGTGCGTCGGTCATGCGTTGTGTTGAGTTAGTGAATACTTTCTTTGCTGCGTCCTTTGCGTCACGAATCTGGACGTACTTATCGATCAGTTCGGGCAGCTTCATCTGTTCCATGCTCATAGTGTCGCCTCTATCTGTGGTTGGTGATGATGACTCTATCGTCGGCTGACGATTTGGCCTTGGGAAGCTCGCGCTTGATGAATTCCTCTGGGGTTTCACCAAGCACACGCTTGTCTGAGAATGCGAGTGTTGCCAAGCCGATACGGGCGCGATGCCAGAGAGATAGCTTGGAACCGTGTAACCGAGTCATGTAGGTGATGAACGAATCGAGTTGTTCCCGAGTAGCGTTGATCGTGACTGGTGTGCCTTTCTTCATGCTTAGTCCACGTGTCATCATGGACGTTGCTTCGAGGGACTCTGCGAATTCTTTTACTTCGTCTTTAAGTCCATAATTGGTTGCGTAAGAAAGTGCTGCGATGATGCGGCGCAAGCGCCAACGGGAGAGCCAATTTTGTATCATGGTGTTCGCCTTAGTTGTCGTCAAACATATCCAGAAGTGCGCCTTGTAGACTCGCCTTCTGTTGTAAGCGTTTGTAAATCTTGCTCTCGATAGGGCAAGAAGTCAAGTGAATAATCATGGACTTATGCTTCTGTCCGGGCCGTGTAATTCGTGCGTTCGCTTGCTCGTAAGTTTCGAGTGAAGTGGTTGGTGAGAACCACACAATCGTATTTGCTGCCGTAAGCGTCAGGCCGTGACTCATGCACTTCGGGTGTGCTACTAACACGCGTGGGGAAGTCTGAAGTTGGAACCCGGTGAAGATTTCATCACGTCGTTTCTTCGAGATGCCGCCGTGTATCAACGAACAGTCGACGCCCTTTGTATACAGGCGTTGGTGAAGCTCTGTAGCTGCGTGCGTGAAGTCAGCAAAGATAATCACTTTGCCAAGCGACTGATCAATAATATCGAACAGTTCATTTACCCTACTCGTGTTGTCTAATCGAACAACGGATTTGTCGGTTGTGTACACCCATCCGCAGGCGATCTGCAACAACTTCATAAAGAGGACGCCTTCGTTCGCCGAGGTAATCAGCCCCTCCCTGAACGCAGCCTTGGCAGCGGCGATCATCTTCTTATACGTGATGTCTATCTGGTTGGAAGGTGGCACATCGATCGTCTTGTAAATGACCGGTGGTAGCTCAACACAATCGTCACGCTTGTACCGCACTGCCGGGTGCAACATTTCGAACACCTGATCGTTAGCGTTGGACTTGGCGATCCACTTAAACTGTGTGATCTGCGTCATGGTTTTGCGTTGGAACTCTTTGAAGAACTTCGGAGCGCGACGGGGAGTCAGCAACTTTGCAAGACCCCATGCATCAGTCGGGTTGTTAGGTGTTGGCGAACCAGTCATACCCCACACGTAGGGAACCCTCGCGATCAGCTTCGCAGCCTTCTTCCATTTATTCGTTTGCTTGTTTCGGAACGCACCGACTTCATCGAGAATCACCACGTCGAACTTCATTGCGATAAGTTCAGGGAGAATCACACCAATGCCATCGTGGTTGATTACGTAGAACTGGTGATCCTCGGTGAGCACCTTCAGTCGTTTTGCTTTCGTACCGTGCAGGATGCCGACCGAGTGCCAGCCGAAGTACTGAAAGATTTCTCTATCCCACACCTGTGTGAGAGTCGATAGCGGTGCGACCACCAGCACCTTCTTTACCAAGCCTTCATGGATCATGTTATCACAGGCATACAGCGCGGCCCTTGTCTTACCTGTCCCCATTTCAGAGAGTACATATGCTCTTGGGTTCATCGTGAGCAGAGCCGCCGTGATCTTCTGGGTACGGAAGGGTGGTGGGTTGTCGGGCCATGGATACTGCGCAACGATGGGGGCCGGGACAGTGTATCCCAGATTTCGTAACAGACGTGTCACTTCAATCGTATGCGCGATCGTTCCGGCACCGATCAAGTTCCCAACTTGTTGGCTGCTCGGCAACTGGATCATGCCATCAGTTATGATTGGGCGTTTAGTCATCAGAGCGGATCACACCACGTACAGCGGTAGTTTCCCCCTACCTTGTTGCCGTGCTCACATGTCCCCGGTGCCCGGTTTTTGGGACCAGCTTCTTCCTCCAGCCATTCCAGTAATTCCCGTTCACCTGAATACAGAGCACCGATCAGGGCTTCGCCGATTACGAACACTTTACCACCTGCGTTCTCAACGTCGTCAATCGTTAAAAGTTGTCGGGGTGTGGGGTGCTTACCCGGCGCTTTCGTTTCAATTGCAAAGTAGATGCCTTTGTAACAGGCGTGACAGTCGAGACACGCAGCGCCGTAACCAGTTTGCACAGGCCAGTGCTGATATGCGCCGTACGACTTGAGTGTCTTCTTGACACGCGCTTTCACTTTCGCTTCTGGACCAGCCATCTACTTGCCACCTATAAGGGGGAGTAATCCGCCAGCCGCTAATCCTTGCGCTAACCCCTGACCGAATCCCGCTTGAACCTGACCCGCCGACCCAAAGGACCCGCCTGCCAGAGCTTGCTGAAACTGCTGCTGAGATTGCTGCTGCATGGCTCTTACCTGCGTTGCGGTTAAATTCTGTGAAGCCTGAGACTGTTCGGACTTTGGGCGCTCCCAAATGTCCTCCCCCGCGTCGCACGTCATAATAGCCGTTGCACACCATTCCTCGAAGTCATCGCACAATATTTCGATGCACGTCTCGTTGTCTGGGGTTCTCGGTGAGATACGTGCCTTCAGTGAAATCATTTGGTCATTGAAGAACGCAAGTTTAATAAGGTCGCAATCTTCGGCGATCATATGTGCTTCGTCGGTTCGATACACATTCTCCCAAACCACATCAGGGATCATATTGCGGAATTCCTGCTTGAGCATTACTTTCAATGTGCGTGGCTCAAGTGTCTGGCTCAATGGTTGTACTCCTCTCA